CCCCCCCACGCGGGAACCACCCCCCAAGCCCCCCCCCCCCCCCCCGCTGCTAGAAGCCTTAACGGTACCGGTGTTCACTAACTCGGGCATGTTGTTCTCCAATCTCTACTCTTGAGCGCGTAGCGGAACTTCAGATGTTTCGCGGGACGAACATCAACAGCACGGTCCCTTGGGGCGTGAACCAGAACTCTGGGGATCGCGCCGCGGCAGGTGTCGTCTTGATCACCGTGACTCGACCGCCCGAACTGAACCGCAGGGCGGTGTATTGCGTGCCGACCGGGTCCGACCAGGGCGTCGGTGACCACGTGTTGTCAGCGCGGCGCAGCTCTATGGCCGCGCCCCAGCGTTCGGGAACGCCGTAACCGCGCTGTATTTCTGACGGGTTAAGCAGCCGGAGGTACAAGTCCAGGCCGTTGCCAATCCACACTGCCCGCATGCGGTAACCGTCTGGGATTGGTGGAATCGTGATGGGTATCGCCGAGCCGGTGGCGGACAACGCAACGCTCGTGCCGGGAGCGAGGCCCGCAACCAGTCCGCTGAGCATACTGTTAGAGCCGTAATCCTCGGCGTGCACGATGAGGGGCAGGCCCTCGATGAACACGCCACTACCGGCCGTGCCCCACAGCCCGTACTGCGTTCCTGCAGGCACGCCGGCCTTACCGGCGATGTTCCCCAACCGCAGCACTTCGGCTCCGGCGCTGGTCTTCACGCTCAAGGCCGCGTCGGGGCGTTCAGCGTTCGTGATGTCGATCTGTCCGACCACCAACTCGGCGGTTCCGACACCCCTAGCGGAGGTGCTGATTTGGTCGGTGAACGGACTGAAGTTCCCCCTGTCGTCGTAGGTGCGGACGCGGAAGAACTGTCGAATGGCGGTGGGTAGGCCGGTTACTTCGAAGCGTGCGCCGGGTCCGCGCGCTACGAGCGTGCTCACGTCCGGCGCGAACCCGTTGACGGGCGAGCAGTGGACTTCGACGCCGACGGCGCGACTGTTCGCACCGAGCTGAACGAGCACGATGACGCCGGTTGGGGCGGGCACGAGTTGCACGCTGATGGGGGCGGGTAGGCCGAGGGCCACGTCGCGGCGTTCCTCGGCGTCCCTGGCGTTCAGGACGTCCAGGAGGCTCGCTGGCGCATCCCCAAGCGTGAGGGTGACATCTTCGCCGCTAACGTCAACACCGGTGATTCTCGCGGTGGTCGCGAAGCCCAGCTCACCGTCTGACACGCGCACGCGCTGCCCGAGCTTGAATGGTTCGGTGTGCCCGCTGACGCGCACGGTGAGTTGCTGGAACTTCGCCGGGTCACTCACTTCAGCCAGCCGGGCTTGCGCCTTGGCGAGCAGGTCAGCGGCGTCGACGGCGTCCGGGAAGTCTTCGACGGCTTCGCGCAGGCCGTACTTGGTGATGGCGGCCTCGTTCCTGACCGTCACCTGCATGCGGTTGATGCCGGTGCCTGGCCCGCGCGCAATCAAGGCCGTGGCGAAGCCTTCCGCGCCGTCAGTCAACGTCACGAGCTCGGGGGCGATCATATGGGCACCTCCACAGTCACGAACTCAGATTGGTAGCTGATGGGTTCCCCGGCGAGCGTGAGCACCTCGATGGTGCTCGGCTCATCCAACGCCGCGCGGCCCTCGCTCGTCACGAGGTTCACGCTGCTGGTGAGGCTCAACCCGAACGCCTCAGCCACCACCAACTGACCCTGAACGACTTGGAAGTCGAGCTTGGCTTGTTCGCAGGCGTCCCTGATGACGTCGAATGCAGTCACCGCGTCAGCGTTCACCGCCTGCATCGTCACGCCCGTGCTCGCGGGGATGCTCCCGACGGCGATGGCGCCGGTCGTTCGGGCGACTACCTCAAGGGCGTAGAAGCGCGGGCTGGTGCCGCTCGTGCCTACTTCTCCTTCTTCCTTGCTGTCCTGATCGTCGCTGAACAGGTTGCAGCGCACTTCGAGGATGGCGTTGGTGGCGCCACCGAGACTCAATCCGAGCTCGTCGGGTAGCACCCCGCGTTCACCCGTGAGGGTCTGACTGGGGTCGCCATCGCTCGGCCAGGTGGCGCTCGGCAACCATGCGCCACTCGTGCCGAAGCGGTACTGGATGGTGGTGTACACGAGGCCGTCCGGCGGGTAATCAGCCGCCCACCTGATGCGGTCCCAACTCTTGAAGCCGGGGAAGTCACTGGAGTTGAAGCGGTAGTAGGCGTACCCGTCGCGCTCGTACTTGCCACTGCCGTCGCGGGTGAGCCAGAGAGTGCCGCCGCCAGCGTCGACCGGCTCGGCTTTGCTGATGCCCGTCCAGGTGGCCCACTCGACTGCGGTCTTGATGCGCTTCACCGCCCACCCGTCTAGGCAGGCGCGGATGACGTCAGCGGCGTCCATGCCGCTGAACACCGCCCCGTAACTGGCCGGCAGGCGCGAGTCTTTGAGGAGGATCTCTTCCGTGTAGGCGGTGAGGGTGACTATTCCGCCGCTCACGTCGCGCAGCTCGAGGCGACCGCTCGCTTCGAGCGTCTGCCCGCGCCAGACCTCCAGGAGGTTGCCTCTGACGGCATGCACGAGGCCGGGGCTGTCTCGGGGCACGCTCACCATGACCTCAGTCGCGGAGAGCGGCCTGCGTGAGTAGCGGGCGTCGAACGCCTCAGGCACCACGGCTAGCACGGCCCTATTGCGGTCGAGGATGCGCGCGGTTAGTACCACCGCGTCACCCAATCGAGCCGTACGCCGAAGGTACCGGCTTGGTTCGTGCCTCGAATCTGGTTCACGCCGGGAGCGAGTTCGAACCCGCCCACCAAGAACGCGTTCCCGGCAGCGTCATTGGATGGTACGTCGTTGCGCTTCACGCTGTGCAACTGCCCGTCCATCACCCAGGTGTTGCCAGTGGTGACGGTGAGGAGCAGTTCGGCTTCTTGGCCGGTGGTGAGGTTCTCGACCTTCGGACGGGAAGAGCTGGTTGCTGTGACGGTCAACGTTACGGGCGCTGGGGCGTTCCCCGCGTTCGTGACGTTAACGGTTCCGATGGCGTTGAGCGGCCCGTACACGCCTGCGGCGCCTAGCCATAGTGGGTCGAGTGCCATGAGCGGAATGCGGAACTGAGTCAGGCGACCCTGCCGCGTATCGATGTCTGACAGGCCCTCGGTCACGACGCGCAAGTACCGGCCTGTGGCGCCGAACAGGCGCAACTCGATGGGTTGGAAGTGCAGGAACGCCAGTAGGGCATCCAACTGCGCTTGAGCCGCAGCGTAATCAGCACCCCGGTAACTGCCTTGGATGCTCCCGCGCAAGGGTTGCGGTGTTCGGCGCGTCAATGCCGCCCCCAACCCACCTTGAACGACTTGGAGTGACTGCGGGCGGTCGAAGCCCGTCACGAACACGTGCCTAGGCAACGTCAGCGTGGCTCCGGCGGCGTTCTTCAGCACCTGCGGCACGCCCTCACCTGCCCCTCTCCAAGCGCCCAGCGATGCGACTCAGCTCATCGAACAAGCTGCGGGCATCACTGACGCGATCGATCTTCACGGTGTCGATGTAGACCGTCTGACCACCACCGGGCGCTGCGGTCGCGCCGCTCCACGTGCCGACCTTCGGCAGGCGCGCGTCCAGGATGTTGCGGATGTCCTGCAGGGCGGTGAGTTGCGCCCCAAGGTTCCGCAGTGGCGCCAGCAAGTCAGCGAAGTGGTCCCTGGCTGGGCCGGTGAGGTCGGTGATGCGCGCCCCACCCGCCCGCGCCTTCTTCGCCTGCTCGTCTTCCAGCAACCCGAGTTCGCGGAGTTGCTCGCGAGTCGCCTGCCCGCTGTCGATGAGGCCCTGCTTCAAGCGCTCCCAACGCTTACGCTCCTCATCATCGAGGGTGCCGTCCGCCCACGCTTCCTGCCAGAACTCCACCAGCGCCTTGATTTGCGCCTGTACCTCCGGGGAGAGGATGAACGCCTCGATGAGTTGATCGCGGATCATCCGGTCGAATCCAAGGTCGAGGCTGCCCGCGAAGTCGGCGCTGGCTAGGGCCGTGGCGAAGGTGTTGGCGAAACTTCCCGCCAGTTCGACGGCCGCGTCGAACATCTCCTGATCTAGTTCCGCTTTAGTGCCGCCGAAGCTGCCGGCGATGCCGCCGCGGCTCACGCGGCGCGTGTACTCGCTGGCGAACGCGTCAAGCGTCTCGCGCGCCACGAGTGGCGTGGATTTGACGGTCTGGTCAATCTGCTCTTGGATCTCTTGCAGGCCGTTCCCGAGGTCACCAACGGCAGCGGTGATGAGCTGGAAGGCAGCGGAGACCACCTGGCCGAGCCCAGGAATGCCAGTCAAGGCGCCGATGGCTTCCCCGGCCACACCTGCGATGCCGCCAATTAGCTCCATGACCTGGTTCCCGTTGAGGCCACCGTCGCTAGCGGCCGAAGATAGCCCCTCGATGGCGTTGGCGACGCCGCGGATGATGAGAGCGACACCCTCAAGGTCGTTGTCAGTCTCAGCGATGAGGTGCAGGCCCTCGGCGATGTCCGCCGTAGAGCGGGCGAAGACACCACCGAGGCCGGGCATGAGGCTCGACAGCTCGCGCACGTCACCCGCGAACTTCCGCAGGCCACTGTCCTGGATGCCCTTCATCTTCAGGAGAGCGGCAACCAGTCGGTCGATCTCTTCTCGGAGCTTCTGGGTTTCCTCGTCGTTTCCTTCGAGGCTGTCACGGAACTTCTGCAGGATGTCGATGTTCGCTTCGAGTGGGCCGGGCATCTCACCGAGAGCGTCCCTCGCCCAGTTCATGGCCTCCCCGAACGCCTTGAGACGCGCTTCCTGCGCAGCAGCTTCCGCTATGGCCTTGCCGAGTTCCCCGAACTTGTCGACGAACTCCTGCACGGCAGGCGAGGCGGGGTCTAGGCCGTTCTCGATCAACTCCATGACGGCGGCGCGCATGAGGCTCATCTGTTCCCGCGGCAGGTCGTACGCATCACCGAGCGCGGCGGCCTTCGAGGCGGCGAGGTCCATGGCGGCGCTCAGGTCGCCGCGTACCTTCGCCACGAAAGCCGTCGATTCTTGGTCGAGCCCGGCGAAAACGCCAGGCATGCCGATGTCGCGGAACGGTAACGCGCCCGCCATGACGCCAGACGCCGACAGTCCACGCGTCTCGGGAAGCGCGGCGAACGGTTCCGGAGCCGCGATGGGCTGCGGCGTGAACGGCCGCATCATTTCTTCCTTTAGCGACTCGTAATGCTGGGCCAGGTCGCTCCAGCGGCGGCGGTCCTCCTCGCTGTTCGCTCGGGAGAACTCCTCCCAGGCGTTACGTGCCAGGCGCTCAACATCGCGGATGCTGAGGTCGAAGTCCGCGACCATGGCTTGCATGGCCGGACTGGCAACATCACGGAGCGGTATGTCACCTGCCGTAGCGCCCGGCGCGGGGATACCAACGGCAGGCGTAACGGTAGCGTCGGGCGCCGCAATTAGGTCGCGCTTGTTGAGGTTGTCCCAGTACTCGTACTCGGCGCGCTTCTGCGTTATCGCCTGTTCGAGCGCGAGAATATCTGCCGCGCTCGTAGCGGCCATGCGTTGACGTTGCAGCTCGGCAATGTCCGAGTTCAGGGTGTTCAGGATGCCGATGACCTCCTCGGCATCCTTCTTCGTATCGCCTGGGTTCGGTACGACGGGCGGTGGCGTCTTGCCAGCGCCCGTGTCCGTGCCGCTGCTCGGGTTGAGTAGGGCTTCCAAGGCTGCGCGCGCTTCAGCCTCGGCCGTCTCGGCGGCGGTGACGCGCGCGACCTGCCGGTCACCCTCGCCACGCACCTCGCGAGTCGCGAGCGCGAAGAGTTCCGCTATCTCAACGCTAACGCCTTTAGCCTGGAAGCCTTCCTCGAAACCGAACGCGTTCAGGTCGGGCCTCCACTGGATGCGCTCCGAGAGGTCTGCGCGACCCAAGGCCGCTACGCGGTCCTTCAGCGGCCCCAGGGCCTCGCCAGCGGTCATGCTCGGCACGCTTGCCTGACCGTCGCCGCCGAAGGCAAGCGACCGCGCAGCGGCGACGTTCGCCTCAGCTAACGCCAACCGCGCCCTAGCCGCCTCAATCGGCACCTGCCGCAGCGCCTCGGCAATGGCGTCGGCTGCTTCCACGCCAACCTCGCCCGTGCGCTCTAGCTCGCGCTGGAAGCCCTCAAGTTCCTTCCGCAGTGGACTCTCGGGCGCCAGGTCCCTTGTGATGTTCCCGAGCGCCGTCTTGAGGCTCTTAGCGTCCCCGCCAGCTAGCGCCTGCCCTGCCTTCTCCAGACTCCGGTCTAGGCTGTCCGGCTTCCCGCTGAGGGCGATGGCTAGCCCGCCGATGGCGGCGACTCCCAGCACCACCCACCCGGTAGGGCCAGCCATCAGCAGGCCAGCGGCACGCAAGGCTACGAACGCCGTCCGCAACTGGCCAACTACGCGCACGGCTTGCCCCAACCCGATCAGCAGCGGCCCCAACGCCGCCGCGAACAGGCCAACGTTGATGATCAACTGTCTCGTGCTCTCGTCCAGGTCGACGAACCACTTCACCGCGTCACGCGCGACGCCCACGAGCCGGTCGACGGTCGGGAGGAGCGCGTCACCGATCATGTCCGTGACCTGCTCGAACTCCTTGCGGAGGGCCATCATTCGGCCTTCGCTCGTGTCGGTCTGAGTCTTCATCATCTCGAAGAACCGACCGCCCTCGCTGGTCATGGTCACGAACGCCTGCTCGATGTCCGAGAAGCCGACCTTGCCTTCGGCGACCATCCCGCGAATCTCGCTCTCCGCCACACCGAACTGGGCCGCCAACTCCTGAACGATGGGAATCCCCCGCCCACTGAGCTGGTTGATGTCCTCCATAAACAACCGACCCTGCACCTTGGCCTTGCCGTAGATCTCGGCCAACTCGTCAATGTTCATGTTCACGGCGGCGCTGATGTCACCCAATCGGCTGAGGGTCGGAATCAGGTCTTGCGATTCCACGTTGAAGGCGGCGAGGAGCGTCGTGGCCTTCGTGAGGGATGGCCACGAGAAGGTCGTACTGGTGTCGAACTCGTAGAGTTCCTCGAACACGTCCCGCGCGGCCTCGGCGTTACCCGTCAGCGTCTCAAGGGACCGCTGGAAGACCTCTAGTTGCTGCGCGCTGCGCACGCCAGTAGCGCCGAGGATGGTGAGGGGCGCGGTCACGCCGAGCGACAGCACGCCGCCGACGCGCGTCATGGTGCCGCCAAGCTTGTCGAACAACGATTCCTGCGTCTTCAGTTCAGTGGTGACGCTCGCGAGTTCACGCTTCACGCTCGTCAACTGCTCTACGGTCTGACGGTACTCGCCGCTGTTCTTATCCTGCGCCGCGGCGAGCTTCGTGAGTTCGCCCGCCTGCTTCTTCAGTTCGTCCCTTAAGTCAGATAGTGGCCTGAGGCCCGCGCGCGCCTCAGCGGCCATGCGCGACAAGCCAGTCTCGAACGGCTTGAGTGCCTTCTCGCCCTCCGCTCCGGCCTTGCGAGATTGGTCGACGATGCGCGCGAGTTCGCGCTTCAGCTTGCCGTCATCGACGCGAAGGGCGATCAGCAGCTCTTCCAACACGGTCGCCATGTCTGCCCTCCTTGTGTGGTTCTTGTGAGGCCGAGTCGTTATGCTCGACGCATGAAAAGAGTGTTGGGGGTGCTGCTGTTGGCGTTGAGCCTCAACGCTGGCGCGCAAACCGTGGCAGTCCCCGCGACCGCATTGGCGCCCGCTTGGGATGTCGCGCTGCCGTTCGGATCGCAGCGGCTCGAACCGTGCGCGTTACTCAACGAGGCGCGTTACTGCTACAGCATCCCGATGCCAATCGAGCTTCTGTTGCATTCGTTCTCAACGCAATTGAGGGTCGAGGGTTACCAGTTGCTTGAAGAGCGCGCCATTGACACCATGGTTGAGTTCGGGTTCGAGATGGAAGGCGACGGGCTTTTGATTATTCAGGAGTGGTACCGGGTTCTTCCCCGTGCGCGCTTCTCGATTCAGTACGCGGGATCTAGTGAGGGCACGCGCGTTTCCGTGCTTGACTTTGCGGCGCCTTAGGCGTCGAATCCGGCGAGCACGAGCGCGTCCAGCGCGTCCTGACTGACGAGCCCGAGCCGCAATGCGGTGCGGATGCTCGTGTCCACGGCGTTGCTCACGAGCGCCTTGCGTGTCGGCTGTACGCGCGCCCATGGTGGGATGAACTCCTCCACGGTCCCTTCGTACCCGCCCATGGTGCGGGCGATCATGAACGCCGTCTGCGCGTGCGGCCACGCCTTACGAAACTCGACCTCACGCGCTCGCTTCAACAAGTCGAGGATGACGCGCACGCTGGTACGCATGAACACCGTGGGCGTGAAGCCTGGGAACGTGCTCAGGACAGTGGCTTGGACGGCTCCCCAGTCAACCGGGTCTCGAGCTTCGTCATCGCCTCCGCCGCCGCCGTCAGCATGCGTTCCCTGCGCCTCATCGTCGCCGCCAGGAACGCCTTCGTGAAAGGGGCCAGTAGGGTGTTGATGGCCTCCTCGAACTCCGATAGGTCGCCCATGGGTTCGCGCAGCAGGTCGTCCGCCGTGACCTTCTCCCCCAGGCGGTGCCGTATGAGGATGGCGAGCGCCTCAAGGTTCTGACGCAGCCCACTGGTTGGCGGGGTGGCTAGGAGTTGCTCTAGTTCGATGACTTCCCCGACGGTGCCGCTGTCGAGGATGGGGATGCGGCGACCGAAGATCTCGACGATGCCGCGGGCGGGTAGTTCGATGGGAGCCTTGCTCATGTGACCTCCAGGGTCTGGTCCTTGTGCGTTCCGACCGCCAGGGTCGGCCACCGCACGGTGATGGGCGCGTGCACGCCGTCAGCATCGACGAGTGCGCCCTTGAGGGTCTTGGCGCGTGTGGTGCGCGTGACGACGAGGAGAGGCACCCGCAGGCGCCCCTCCTCCACCGTCGCTGCGAACCCGAGGATGTCCGGCCGCCGACTACGCGGCCTACCCTTAGCGCCGCGCAGCGTCACGACAAGAATCAAGCCCAGGTGTGCAGCCCGGACGCAGCGAAGCTAACGCTCGCCTCCGCCACACCCGACTCGTTCAGGGTGATGTTGAGCTGACTGATGAACCCAACGTAACCCCACGTCTTCGTGGTGGTGCCGTCAATGGCGGTCGCCACGATCTTGAGGTACACGAGTTCGTCGGCGTTGTACGCGGTTTCCAGCGCGACGAGGCCCGCGTCGTCCGTGACGAGGTTGCTGGTCCAGGACACGGTGACGGTGCGGCCGTCCGTGATCTGGTCGGCGATGGCGCTCGCGGCGGTGTCGAAGTCGGTGATTTGCTGCACGCCGCGGCTGTCGTTGATGCTGATTTGGCCTTTGGGTCGGCCGACGCTGATGGCGGTGTCGGGCGTGCCGGGGGTGACGCTTTCGGGTGCGACGCTGAGTTTGACGCCGCTGCGGCGGATGAGCTTCTGAACGGACATGCTTGCCTCCAAAGTGAAGCGCCCCGCGCTGGGCGGGGCCGAACTGATACTGGGTTAAGGGGCTTAGTAGAGGGTGGTGAAGTCCGCGGTGGCGCCGCGGTAACGATCATCAGTTTGCGTGCCGTTGATGCGCACCATGTCCCACCCTGTTGCCTCCAGGGCGACGCGGGCGGCTTCCAGGTCGGTGAGGGATTGCGCCACGCTAGGTGACCAGCACCCGACCTGCACCAGTACCGACGAGTAGACGTCCGTGAAGTCGCGGACCTTGTTGTCGATGATGAGGTCGATGATGATGCAGCGTTCCGGGAGGGTCGGGTTGTCCGAGGCGTCGCGGGGTACGGCGTCCCGAATGAAGGTGGGTGCGATGTCGTTCAATGCCGCCCGGACGGCCGCCAGGACCTGTAGGAGCGTCACGTTGGCCTACCCTCTCCGCTGCGGATGGCTTGCTTGAAGCGTTCGAGGGCGGGCCGCATGAACGGCCTGGGGGCCATGGCTCGGGTGCCGAACTCTAGGCGGAGCGGGTAGTAATCGCGGTCTTTGAACGCGGCCGGGTCCGGCCCAACCAACGCCGTGAGGGATTGCTCGTCTAGGCTGACGACCTTCACGGATTCCATCAGGCGTCCAGTATCGCGCGCGGGCGGGTCGCCTGGCGCGGATGCGAAGTGCGGCTTGTCGCGCTTGCGAGCTGGGAATAGGTGCCCTAGTGGGCTGACGCCCATGCTGTCGGTGTCGGGGTCGTACTTCTCGCCTGGCCGGAGGCCGCGCATGATGTACGCCTGCCCGCGCCCGACGCGGGCTTCCTCAAGCACTCCGTAGATCTCGCTACTCATGCTCCTGCTGCGGACGCGGAGGACGTGCAGCGCCTTCTTGCGCAGCTTGTCGAGGATGGCTTGGGGAACGTCAGGCATGCGCCGAACCTCCTTGCAGTGCGATGACGAGGGGCTTGCCGCCGAACGTCACGAGCGACCCGCCGATTAGTAGGTCGTTCACGAAGTGAGTGGCGGTGAAGGTGACGGCGGCTTCCGCCACGCCGCTCTCGTTCAGCGCGAGGGTGAGGCCGGTCACGAAGCCCTTGTACCTCCAGCGTTGCTTGATGAGCCCGGCGCGAGTCGTGCGCACCAGGAGAAACGCCGGAGTGTTCGGAACGTACGCTGCCTCCAACGCCGTGAAGCCGGCGTCGTCCGTTATGAGGTTCGTGGTGAACGAGACGCTCACCTGCCGCCCGTCCAGCAAGAGGGTGGTGATGCCCCCCCCTACGGGTGTGGTGAAGTCCGTGACCTGCACGGTGTCGCGCCCGTCGCTGATCGCGATCTGACCCTTTGGGCGGCCTACGCGGGTTGGGGAGTCGATGGCTAAGGCGACCTCCAGGGTCACGTCAGCGCGACGCACGAGGTCACGGGCCGCCACGTGCCACCTCGACTTCCATGATGGTTCCGGCGGGCGTGATGGTCACGCCGTGCGGGCGGTAAGTGAGGCCGCCGCCCGTCAGGCGCGTGTCGATGGGGTCCGCTTGGAACCCGGCGGGGGCGAGGAGCGTATGAGTGACGCTGACGCCGCGCAGGGCAGCTTGAGACCGCACGGTGGCGCTTGCAGGGGCGACGGTCACGGTGACCGTGCCGTCCCCCGCCCACGCCTGCACGGTCTCGCCTAACGCGTTCTCGGTGGTGGTGGCGCGCTCAACCACCAGGGTCAAGCGACTTTCGCGGACCATCAGAAGACCGTCTCTCGACGGATGCTGCGGCCCGGCATGCTTGGGGGCGTTCCGCCAGCGGCAGTGATGAGCGCCTCGATGCCTACACCAGACTTGCGGATGGCAGCAGCTACCGTCTTGGCGTCCGGCAGGGCCTCGGAGAGGCCGCCCACGCTGAAGGACAGAACCCGCCTGGGGTCACCCTCCACCAACTGCGCAGCCACCACGTGAGGGGCGTACAGGGCAACTGGAGGGTCGCTGGCGTCCATCACGCTGTTGAGCGCCAACGCACCGTCGATCTCCTCGTCCAAGAGGCTGTTCGGCGGGTAGGCGCCTGCTTCGTTCGGGGTGTCCCGCAGCGTCATGCGCACCCACGCGCGCGCCCAAGCGAGACTAGCCACGTCAGGCGACGCCAGTTGGCTCGGGTCGTACGTGCGCGCCATGCCTCACCTCACTTTCGCTTCTTGCCCTTCGGTTCCTCGTCGGCGGGTGCTTCTGGTTCGTCCTCGGCCTCTGGGTCGTCCAGCTCAGGCTCCAGCGCGGAGCCAGGCTCACCCTCCGGGTCGATGACTGTGAAGGCGTGCGGGCGGGCGCGGAACCAGTCCAACGCCTCGCCCTCCACCTCCGCCACCCCAACCATGAGGCCGTCAACCTCAACCTCGCGGAACTCAATGCCGTTCCAGACGCCCGCCCCGAAAGAGCGGCAGACGACGCGGCTCACGAGAACGTCGTAACGAGGTCGGTCAGCTTCGCATGCATCCACTCAGGACCATGATCGAGGCCGATCTCCCCGTAGATCTGGTAGTCGTCCGTGGAGCCCGTCTTCGCGAGCGCCTCGCGGAACAGCACACCCTTACCGGGCGTCTCAAGCGCCGCGAGCTGCATGGCGTCGAAGTTCGCCACCACCAGCACGCCTTGCGGCAGGTCCTGCTCGAGCGCGAAGTTCATGACGCCGAACGTGGTGTAGACGGTGCGCACGCGGATTCCGCCAATGAACCGCTCGGCGTCCACCTTCTGCTTGTCCGTGCGGAACAGCAGGTTGAGTTTGCGCATCTGCGTGGTGTTCGCCAGGGTGATGACGTTCTCGCCATCACCGATGGCGCCCGCGTCCAGCATCTTGCCCATCACCTGATCGAGCAGATCGAGGGATAGCGCGCCGGGCGTAGTGCCTCCGTCGGCGCTGGCGCTGACGACGTTGGTGGTGATGGCTTCGAGCAGCCCACGAGTCTTGCGGGCCGTCGCGGCGGTGGCGGGCTTGGCGTACGTCTGGTTGAGCATCACCCAGTTGAGGTTCCGGGCGATGAGCTCGAGCTTCACGCCGGTCTGGAACGCCAGCTCGTCCTCGACGGGGTTGCGTTCCCCGCCGATGTTCAAGCCGCTGTTCTGCTGAGTGGCAGCCTGCTTGGTGTACGTGACCTTGACCTTCTCGTGGAAGATCTGCGTGATGTTCGTGACCTGGCTGCGGGTGACGCCGGCGTGGTCAGGAGCGGCGGCGCCCTCCAGGGCGGCGCGCGACGCGGCGTGGGACGGCACTTCGTACTGCTGCCCGACCGCGAACTCGGTGCTCTTGGTGGGGCGCCAGCTGCCGATGCCGCCGACCATCTGGAGGGTGGCGTTGGGCCTGCGGCCCTTCTGGAACAGCTCGCCGATGTAGTTCGGCAGGTCGTACGTGTTGATGTTGGTGTCTGGCATGATCAACCTTTCCGGTGCTTAAGGATTTCGTCTTGCAGGGCGATGCGTTCCTCGCGGCTGCGGGCCTTATCCAGGCGTTCTTGCAGGCCCGTGAGGGTGGCGGACTTACCGTTGAGGGTGCCGCCCGCGCCTGGCGTGCTTGGCGCTGCCCCTGCTGCCTTGGGGGCGAGGAAGGGGTAGTCGGCGAGGATCTTCTCAACGTCGAGGTTCCCATCGCCGTCTAGGTGGCGGGCATCGTCGAGGAGCTTGAGGGCCGCGGCGGGGTCAATTACCTTGCCCGTTAGGGCCGCGCGCCGCTCCGCCGCCGTAGCCTTGGCGAGGGCATCCGCCTGGCTCTTCTCGAGCTCGGCGACCTTGGCGGTCAGCAGCTCGGCGCGTTTGGTGGCGTCGGCTTCGGCGAGGGCTTTCTCGTCCGCCGCCTTGCGTGCCGCTTCGACTTCATCCGCGCGAGTGCGGAACTTGGTCAAGTCCTGCTGCGCACGCTCGTACTTGGCCTTGAGGGCCTCCAGCTCGGCCGCCGGGTCAACCGGAGATGCTGGGGTGTTGGGTGTGGTCTGCGTCGGGTTCGTGGCCTCCTGGGCCGGGTTGGTGTCGTCGGGCATGGTCTCAACCTCCTGGGTCGGCAGAGGGCGATGGGGTCAAGGGGCTTACCCGCCTCTCCTGGAGGCGGTGCCCGCTGGCGTGAATGCGTCGCGTGCGACGCGACTGTTGGTGTGGGGTGCTACTATTTGGGCAAGTCGCCGCTGTGACACGGTAAATCCTGCTGCCGTAGCCATTGCGAGCGCGAGAGGGGAATGCAGGTCCCTCGGCGGCGGCCCATCTTTATCTCTTCCTGATAACGCGTTGGGCCTTTCGAACCTTGCCTTCGACCCGATGTGAGTTCATGTAATGTAGAGAAACCAGGAACAACTCGTTGCGAGCACGCGTCGTCTTTACGGCGAAAAAGATTGGGCTGGTATCCGTAGGCGCGATGAAACCCAAGTCGGTGCCGTTTGCCATGACCAGCACCGTGTCAGCGTTCTTGATCAGTTCATCTATCTGTCGATAGAGGCTTTCAGGCACTTCGGGATGGTTGCGACGCTGCTTCGCTAGCGTGTCAGCCGAAAGCTGCACTGCTCGCGCCTGAGAGCCAAGCGCTTGCGCCAGCGCCTCATCGAGCGTGGCCACGAACGCGCGGTTAGTGTTGCCAGCCAGCAGCGCTTCAGTTTGCTGCGGATCAGTTCCAGCCCAGGTAGCGCTCGCAGTGGGCGGCGTATAGATGACTCCTACGCCGCGCTTCGTGCCTTCGAGGTCCTCGGCGGTCGCGTGCCGCTGGTACCTGAGTGCGTGCGCGCAATTCAGGTGCTCGCCAGCGTCCGGTACGGCGTCCCAGTCGCGTGGTCCATAGACCTGCGCGCCCTGGTTCGGGCCGCCCGGGAGGGTGAACAGATTCTCTTCTGGGATGGTGACGCCCTCAAGGGCGTCATGCCAATCGCGGTGCTCCTTGCGCGGCCAGGCTCTGACCCACACCTTCCATTCGGCTTCTGCGAGAATGGCGACTTCGGCGGCGGCGGCGTCTTGCCCGGCCCAGACGCTGGATTCTCCGGCAACACTTGCGTGCCGCGTGAGTTGGGCGACGGTCGGCTCAGCCTCCAGGAGGTGCCCGAAGCGGTTGGCGATGACCTCACCGTGCTCGAAGGCTCGGTCGCGCCACTCGCGTGCTGCGCGGCCGGTTAAGGAGGTCGGTACGCCGCCGAGGAGCGTGCCGTGCACCACCCAGCCGGTCTGCACTCCCGTGGCGTACGCGCCCGCCATGACCTGCGCGAGTAGTGGTTGGGCGGCCTCAGGTTGGGCTAGGAGCGTGGGCAGTAGCCGGTTGAGGATGTCGCGCCGGACGCGCGGCAGGACCCTATCTAAGGCGGAACCGAGGGGCAGGAGCGCTTCACTCGCCATCGCCCTGGCCGGTCACGAAGGCGTTGAAGTCCTGGACGCTCACGCGGGTGGTCTGCTCACGGATGAACTCCTCCACCTCGTCGTCACTCCAATGCGGGTAGTACTGCGCGACGGCGAGCACGGCGGCCCTGAAGGAGATGAGGCCCTCGCGGTAATCAGCGCGCGCCTGGTCGGTGATGACGCGCCGCGTCTGTTCACGGTTGATCTCGACACTGACGGGCGGGGCCTGGTCGCGATTGATGCCGAGCTGCTCGGCGTATCCCGCCACGCCGCCGGTCAGTAGTTCACCTAGCAGGCTCGCGTACATGGCGGCGGTGCTGATGCTGATGGCATTCGCCTGCTCGAGCGCCTCACCGCTGGGGAAGTCGCCGGTCGTGATGGAGGCGATGGGGAGCTTCAGGTCCCCGCGTGCCCGCTCGAGGATGCGGTCATGCAACGTGAACAACCCAGCGAGAGTGGGCGGCTCGACGACGCCGATCTGCGAGCCCGGCGTGGTGGCCACAAGCACGTCCAGGGCGCTTGACTCCTTCGGCAAGTCCCAGTCGCCGACGGCCCACCGTAGGGGCCAGGCGTTCGCGTCGCTGGCGCGGAGGATGCGTGCTTGCGCCGCCACCTCACCCTTCAGGACGGGTAGGGCCTGCGTGAGCTCGCCGATAGGTGTACCGTCCTGTGCGGCGTCCACCATGACGATGGTTGGCATGAGGACGTTCTCCCATTGGCCGGTGGGTCTATTCCCGATCTCGTAGGGGTTGGTGGCGTTCCGCCACTCCGTTAGCGTGCCCCGCGTGGGGTTGCTGGCGTCGGGTTCGTACACCCTGAGGCGGTAGCGGTTGCCGGTGCCTTCGGCCAGCACTTGCAGCCATGCGGCGGGGTCGCCGCCGATGTCGTCCTCGCGGTAGAGGGGCTCGAGGTAGCCACCCATGCGTTGCAGTTTGGGTGGGCCGTCCTCGGGTTGGTGCGGGAGCAAGCCCGCAATGCCGATGGCTACCAACGGCTTGAGTGAGGCGGTGGCGAGCGCCCGCAGGCCGATGGCAGCGAGTCGCGCATCGATGCCGCTGGGGTCATCCCCGCCCCAATTCACCGACCCAATGGCCGTGCTGCGCTTATGCGCCACCGCGCGCGGGCCGAGGCCCTGCACCTGCTTCGTCAGGCGCCGCCATACCGCATGATCGTCAGGCGTCCGGAGGGGCGGGATGAGCTCGGAGGCGTCCAGCACCTGCTTGCCGTCGGCCCAATCGAGAGCATCAGCGGCGATCTGCACTCGGGTGGTGACGCCTTGCAGGACGGCGCGCACGTAGGCGGATTTCAAGTCGATCATGTGCCGTCCCTCCTACCAGGCGCTCAAGGCTCTCCGAGCGGCTGCTGTCGTTGGCTTCGGGCCTACTAGGGCGTTGATGGCGTCAGCGAATGCGTCGACTATGTCGTCGTGTTTCCCGTCCGGGAATGCTTCGAGTTCGGCGAAGAACGCGTCGTTCCAGTCGGCCTTCACGACGCTGATCAGGCCAGCATGGGCTCTAGCCGAGGCGGTTCTAGCGCGCGTGACCTTGTCGCCAGTCACCCGCTCACTGCGGACGTGAAGCCCAACAGGCGTGCGCCGCACCAAGTCTTGCGCGGCCTTCACGCCAGCCGCTCCAGGGTCCTGGGGCACGTGAATGTGCACGGCCCGCCCGTCGGCCGTCGCGGTGCGCTCGTAGAGCAGGTCAACCTCGCCGGGTCCGTCTCTCGCGCTAACCATGTCCACCACAACTAACTGGCCGCTAGGCGTAACGCCGACCTTCACGCCGCGCGTCCAGTCCGGATTGGGGTTATCGGCGTTCGGGCGTGTGGCGGCGAAGTCCCAGGCCCGCCAAGCGGTCTTGAGTTCTGGGGCCGCGTCGAGGACGGGGAACCAGGCGCGTTGGAAGAGCGTGCCGGCCGTCCTGCGGGCTTTCCAGTTGCCGTGGAGGAGGCGGGCTTGCTCGACGGGGTCCTGCGCGAGGAGGTTCGCGCGGTACCCGGGGTCGGCCTTGGTGAGGGCGGGGTTATCGTCGAGCTTCGAGGGGATGAACGTCAGGCTCTTCGGGAGGGTATCAGGGCCGGGGAAGCGCTCCTGCAGCTCCTCGCTTGAGTCGGCCCAGTGGATCTCGCCGTTGACGCGCGCGAACCAGCGGATGACGCCCGCGCGTTCGGGGATGGCCAGGCCGTAGTTGGGGCTGTTCGGGTCCTGGTCGATCCACCAGGCGATGAGGTCGGCGACGAAACTGTCCGGGTCGGGGTTGCAGGTGGCGCGAATGTACGGCCGCACGCCGCACGTGCTGCGGTTGCGGCTGAGCATGTACCACCACTGCCGCGCCGTGAAGTGCGTAAGCTCGTCGAAGCCTATGAGCGGAATCTGGCTGCCTTGCCAGTTGTGGACGTTCTTCTCGTGCTCAAGGTGCGCGAACTTCAGGGTGTTGCCAGTCGGCGCGTGCTCCCACTCGAGGACGGATTCCTTCGGCTTGAGGCCGAGGGGGCCGTACACGTCCTCGCTCTCGTCCCAGAGCCCGCCGACGTTGCGGACTTGGTCGGTGGTGCGGCGGAAGATGACGGCACCGAAGCCGGGCACCGTGGTGAGGTGCCGGAGGGGTTCGAGGAGCAGCGCGAAGGATTTGCCGCCGCCTGCGGCGCCGCCGTAGATGACGATGTCCGCGGGGCTGGCCAGGAACGCTTCCTGGGGGCCGGGCTGGGGGCGGATGATGGTTGGGGGCGCGGGATGCATGGGCGCCTCCTTTGGGGTGGGTAGTGACGAGCGGTCAGGGGCTACCCACCCCGCGGGGCGTTGCCTGGCGAGCCGACGCCGCGGCTGGGTGCGGGGGGCAGTAACGCTCTGCCCTAGCTAGCGCATGAGGCTAGCCGAGTCCTTGACTCACCCCGCAATGAGAAACCCCGCCGTGGGGGGACGGCGGGGTTCTTCGTCAACTGTACTAGCTAGCATCATGCCACCCCCGATATCGCCGGTCAAGTCAAGAGCGAGCTGGCGGATCGTCGATCGTCGCTCAATTGAGGGTGCCCGCACTGTCGAAGCGAACTCACGGTCGGGCACGACCACTGGGTCGCTCCGTCGCCGTCTCTCCCGCCCGCAGTCTCCGCGCGAGTCCTTGGAACCTAAGTTTCTTAGGCATTGTTCCTACCGGACTTCCCTGCTACCCTCACGCAACTCATACATCTGCCGGGGCGTTTCGCTGAAACGACGGTCGGCTGTTGCGTTCAGGGGGGTTCACGTGAGAGACCGCAAGCTTTACCTTGGAGATAATTTGGACGTGCTTCGCACTGAGCTGTCTCCGGAGAGCGTTGACCTCGTCTATCTGGATCCTCCGTTCAACTCGGATCGGCAGTACAACGTAATCTTCCGAGAAGACCAACAGCCCGCCGCTCAGGCCCGGGCGTTCCACGACAGTTGGCGTTGGGGGCCCGAAGCCGCTGTTTGGTACGAGGAAGGTATGAACTACGGAGGAAGGATTGCCGAGACTCTGGTGGGGCTGCGGCGCTTCTTGAACCAATCCAACCTGATGGCCTACCTTGCCATGCTAGCGCCTCGCCTGATCGAACTCCGACGAGTGCTGCGGCCGGATGGCAGCCTCGTACTGCATTGCGACCCTACTGCTGGTCATTACGTCAAGATTCTGCTTGACGCGATCTTCGGGCCAGAGAATTTCCGCAACGAGCTTGTTTGGTGTTATCGGGGCGGTGGAGTGCCGCGCAACGCCTTCGCCCGCAAGCACGACACCCTTTTCTGGTACGCGAAATCGAGCAACGCTCCTTTCTTTCCGCAATACGAGCCTTACTCTGCGGCCTCGCAGCAACTGGTTCGCTCTCGAGGTGGAGTGTCCATCGACGGCCGCCAGCGCGATCTGGAGCGAGGCGCCCATATGACCGACTGGTGGTCTGACATCAACAGCCTGCAGACGTGGAGTCCAGAACGCCTGGGCTACCCAACCCAGAAGCCACGCGCCTTACTGGAGCGCGTCATCAAGGCGCTTTCCCGCGAAGGCTCTACCGTCCTCGATCCATTCTGCGGCTGTGGTACTACCGTCGCAGCGGCCGAGGCGCTGAACCGCAACTGGGTGGGTATTGATATCGCGGTTATCGCCATCTCGGTAATTGAGCGCATGCTGCAAGACGACTTCGGCCTGCGCGTCCACATCAATGGGATTCCAGCAGACTTTGAGTCCGCGAGGGCGCTCGCGCGACGCGACCCGTTTCAGTTCGAGGCCTGGGCCGTCTCGAAGATTACTCACCTGCGGCCCAACAAGACTCAGGTGGGCGACCGAGGGGTCGACGGGGTCGGTTGGTTCAACGTCACGAGCGACTCGCCCTCCAAAATTGTCGCGCAGGTTAAGGGCGGTCAGGTCGGCCCTGCAGCGGTCCGAGACCTGCTAGGGACTATGCAGGCAGAGCATGCTGACCTAGGCGTCTTGATAGTCATGGACCGGATAACGCCTCACATGGCCGCCGCGGCGGCCAGCGCGGGAGTGTACAGCGGTGACGGCACCATGTTCGCGCGACCGATACCTCGCATTCAGATCGCGTCCGTGCATGACCACTTTGACGGTCGGCATCCGGTCTTACCACCTATGCTTCGCATTCGCCCGCGCGCCGTAGGCGGCGGCAACCCGGAGCCCTAACGGGCGGCGGCGCGCGCAATTGCTGCCTGAATTGTCTCGAGACTGATGTCGTGGTCCTCGATGAGGGCTCGCTCGACGTGCTCGGGGATTAGTTCGAGGCTCGCTCGGCTTGCGATGGCTTCGAGTGCGCCTGCGACTAGGTGCGTCATAGTTTCGGCTTCGCGGTTGCGGGTGAGGTACCTGCGGCCGTCGTGGTCGGTGTCTACCCTGAACGGTTTCCGCATGGGGCTTTCGTAGGCGGCGTCGAGTTCGGCGATTGCGGCGTGTGGCAGGTTCGCGAGCGCCTCGTTGTGCGCCTGGCGCTTGAGTTCGATCGCGTAGCAGGCGCGGCCTGGCCATTGGTCGCTCCACAGCCAGGTCCGTACTTGCCAGGTGATGCTGATCAGTTCGACGGTGGGGGTGGGTCCTGGGATGGCGCCTGGTGCGTAGTTGTGGCCTCGTGGGTTGCCGGTGGCGCTGATGGCGCGGACTTGCCGGTGTGGGGTCCAGGCGTCGCGCTGCAGGTACCACCAGAGGGCGTTAGCGACTGCCCTGGCGAGCTGCTGGTCGTGCGGTGGCGTGTCGTCTGGCACTGGGCCTCCTCAGGCTTGGTTCAGGATGCGTTGCTTTTCGCGTGCGTAGACCTCGAGCGTGAGGCCGGGGGTTTCCGCGAGGGCGTGTAGGGCGTCCGTCACGCGTTTGGGGCGGCGTGGGAAGAGGCACAATGCGGAGCTTTTGCTGGCGCTTTCGCCGTACGGCCCGAGGACGCCGAGGGTCGGGTAGCTCTTGCGGTCGCGCTTCATGGGGTCTTCCCCACTGCGGGTCGTTCATGGGGTGTGCGTTTGAGGGTCTGCTCGATGGCCGGCCAGTCGTCGTCCGTCCACAAGTGCCAGTTGGCACCCGCGGCTTGGAGGGCGTCGCGCCAGGCGACCTGGTCGGGGGTCAGGCGGTTCTTGCCGACTTTGAGCTCGACGAACAGCACGGTCTCCCTGACGAGCACGAGGTCGGGGAATCCCTTGCCGTCGCCTGCTACGGCAGTGCGCCATTGGCCTTGGCCGTTCTGGGCGGGCCGGAAGTGCGCCGACCGCCACCCGCACAACTTCGCGAGCTGGAGGACCTGGCGTTGGAACTGCGCCTCCGTCACCTTCGGGCGGTCAGCAGCAATCGCAGTCACGACGGCTGCACCTCCACCGCCTCCTCCACCTCAACATCATCCCGACCATTACCGGGGAGGTAGATCTGCACCAGCCCCGCCGCGAGCGGAGCGCCGCCAGGGCCAGTCAACTCGTTGCTGACGCGCTCCCGGTATTTCTCCGGCTTGTGGGCCTTCAGGAGCGTCACCATCAACTGGTCGCTGTACTCGCGCACCTGCCCGACCTTCTCGCCGCGCTGAAAGACGGGCTTCAGAGTGCCATCGCGTGCCCTGCGCCACGCCTCCTGCTCGAGCGAGTCAACGGCGACCTCCACGGCCTGGTCCCACGCAGCCGCGAACTCCTCATCAGCCGCGTACCAGTCGTACGCGGTGCTGCGCGGCACCTTCGCCTTGCGGGCGGCCGCGGACACGTTCGCCATGCGCTCGAGCTCCGCCAGGAAGCGCTCCTTCGCGCGGGCGGTGGCTTCCTCGTGCGCGCGTTGGCGTGTCCGAGTCGTCCGGGATGCCTTGCCTGGTGGTGTGTCAGTGGGCTTCTTGGCCATGGGGTTCCTCCTTTCGGTTGATTGCGTCCCAGACGCGTTGTTCGTCTGCCGCCTGCTTTCGGGTCACGGGGTCGAGGTGTCGATCGCCGTCCTTGGCGGCGACGAGCAGGCTGAGGACGAGCAGGCCGACGTTCGCGCCGATGAACACGCCGACGAGGACGCCCCAGAGGAAGGGGGTCATGCTGGCAGCCTCTCGTCGCGGCCTTTGATCTCGATGACGGCGCCGCTCGCCATGCGGCTGAGCACGGCGGCGGCGCTTTCACTGTCGGTGCTGAGGTGCCGGGCGGCGTCGCTTGGGCGGTGGTTGGCAGTGAAGATGGTGGTTTTCTCGTTCGCCCAGCGGTGCTCGAGGGCGCCGTAGAAGGTTTCGTACACGAAGTCGGTGGGTTTGATTTTGCCGAGGTCGTCGAGGATGAGGATCTCGGGCGCTTCAAGGTTGGGGCGTTCGGCGTTCGTGGCGAAGCTGCCGCGGATGCGGTTGAAGAGCTCGACGACGCCCCAGAAGGTGACGCGGTGGCCTTCGGCGGCGAGGCGGTGGCCGGTGGCGACGGCGAGGTGGGTCTTGCCGTTCCCTGCAGGGCCCCAGAGGTACAGGTTGGTGCCGGGAGTGAGGTTGGCGGCGGCGTGGACGGCGGCTTGGTTGCCGGGGTGTCGTCGGAGGCGGTCGAGGGTGTAGGCGCGGTAGCGGCTGGGGAGTTGATCGGCGTAGTTGCGGGCGGCGCGGTTGCGGGCTTGGGCGTCGCGGGTTTCCAGGAGTTCCTTGAGGCCGGTGTAGTACGGGTGGTTGCGGTCTTTGGGCCGCCAGGCGATGCCGATCCAGGCTGGGCTGCCTGCGTAGTCGGTGAGGGTGGGGTCGAGGATCTCGCACTCGTCTAGCGGGATGCGTTGCGGGGCGCTGGCTTCGGTTGTGGGCACCTAGAGTCCTCGCTTTCGGTACTGGTCGAGGGCGGCGTCGGTGACGGCGCTGGCGGGTCGTGGTTTGTTGCGGTCGAGTGGGAAGACGCCCGTCCAGCCGCGCTTGATGCTGGTCTTGAGCATCTCGTCGGCGTCCAGTGGGGTCTTGGCGAGGTCGGCGAGGGTCAGTTCGACGGCGCGCGGCGTGAGGGGTCGCTTGCGGGTCTTGCGGTCCTCCACGAAGTCGCGCCACACGTCGGGGCTGACGAACTCCGGGAGGACGATGCTGGCGGGGTCGAAGGCGGGACTTCGTGCCTTGCCGTTCTTGTTCTTGCCGTCTTGGGGTTTCCCTAGAGCGCGTCGAGGCGCAGCCTCGACATCTGGCGGGGGTAGCGTTTCCGCCTTCTGGGGGGTAGGGGGGTTATTCTCAAGCTCAAGCTCAAGCTCAAGCTCAACCTTAAGCTCCTCCGGGCTTCGCCTCGGCGGGGTCGTGGCGGGGTTCGGTACCTCGTCTCGCACCTTGTCCGGTACCTTGCCTCGCTCTTCGTGCGTTCCCGTTCCCGTCGTGGTGATCGACACGCTCCCGGCGTCGTCTGGACCTGGGAAGGTGCTGGCCGCTTCGCGTTCGTGCGGCTTGTTGAAGCCGCCGTCGTCGACGTGGAACTTCGCGTACTGGATGATGCGGTCGTGGCGGCCATTGCTGTACAGGTGGACGAGGCCGACACGAGCTAGGTCGTCGATGGCGGCGGTGAGTTCCTCGAGTGTGAAACCGTAGCCTTGGAAGACGCCGCCCTTGAGGTAGTAGGCGTTGGCGTTGATGCGCCCAGCGCGATCCGTGTACGGCAGGAGCCACATGTACACGCTGGAGGCGAGGAGTTTGCCTTCGTTAGCGAGGATCCGGATCTTGTCGCTCTCGGTGATGCGGCGAGCGATGAAGCGCTTCTCGGCCATCAGTTCACTCGCGGGTTCTGCCGCCGCTCCAGCGCCTCGAAGGTGCTGATACCTTCCCGCGCTGCCTTGATCTTGGTCCAGGCAACGCCGCAGAAGTAGCGCCAGGCGGCCGCGTGCGCTAAGCCGCGGCGGGTTGTGATGTCTACCGCGTCGAGCGCTTCTGCGAGGGGCAAGTCTTTCAACATGCCGCTGAGTTCGACTAGGTTGGTGCTGCTCGCCTTGTAGGAGACCTGGCGGTAGAGGAGTTCTGCCACGACCGTGGCGTTCGCTTCGCGGGTGGCGCGTTCCTCCATCAGGTACGCCTGGTACGCTTCTAGCTGTTCTCGCGCTTCGCGGAGTTCGAGGATTGTGGCGCGGCTTGGGACCGGTCGAGTGTCGCTCAGCGGCACGTCGGCCTTGCCGAGGTTGCAGTCTTGGCAACTGGTTAGGAGGTTGTCCAGGCCGTTCGTGCCGCCCTTGCTTACAGGCGTGATGTGGTCGATGTGGAGCACGACAGCCGGTGGGTTCCCTCCGCAGTATTGGCAGGTGAAGGCGTCGCGCTTGAACACCTCGAAGCGTGTGCGGGTACTGACTGGCTTGCGGCGGGCCATTAGTGGCGTTCCTCCTTTGTGAGGTTGCTGCGGTACTGCGCGGTATTGCCGACTCTCCACCGCTGCACTAGTCCGGCTCTGACGAGCCGCGTGAGGTGCTGTGAGACGGTGCTGGGCTTCGCGTTGATCTCGTCGGCGAGGTCGTGGAGGCCGAGCGGGAGTGGCGCGAAGCGGTTGAGGGCGTCGAGGATGCGGGCGGCTGCCGTGCCGGGCCGCGGCCACGGTTGGCGTGGCGGGCGGAGCGAGCCACCGCAGTGCGGGCAGGAACGCAAACGCGGGGCCGTCACGGTTTCTCCACGACGCGCGCCCAGAGTCCGTGGTCTCCCCCGCCGGTCGCGCGGACGCGAAGCTGGAGCGCGTAGGGGGCGGCGAGGCGCTTGTAACCGCGGCCGTAAAGGGTGCTTTGCATGTTTCGGAGGGTTTGGGGGTCCTCGCTGCGCGAGAGGCAAGCCCATTGCCCTGGGCGCTCACGTAAGGCAGTGATGTACGCCCCGTGCTTGAGTCGGCGGCCGCGGGGCTCAGCGGCCGGCGGGTCACTCCAGACGATGATCGGGCGCTTCACTGTTGCCCCTTGTCGATCTTGAACATGCCGATGCCGTCGCTAGGGACGTACTGGAGGGACCAGTTGATGCCGCCGCAGGCGGGGCATGCGCCGAGCGGTGCGCTCTTGGCGCGGCCCGCCGCGCTGCTGACGCACACGAGGGTGCCGCAATGGGTGCACTGCTCGACCCACTGCTGACCGCGTTTGCTGGCGATCGTGTGCTTGAGTTCGAGGCCAGCGAGGAGGGGCTGCACGACGCCGCTCACGCCCTCACCCCCTCGCCTGCCACGTAGACGGGAACGCCGACAATCCGCTCGATCTGCGCCTGGAAGTCCTGCGCTGACGAGTTTCCTTCCGATAGGTGCAGGAGATGCACTTCCCGCAATGGCGGTACTGCCAACGTCTGCAGGAGTTGCGCGGCGTGCTCAATCGACATGTGGTTACGGATGACCCTGGCGGCGTGGTGCTGGTTCAGGGTGCCGTTGTCCACGAGGCGGTCGAGGATGCCGCGCGAGTAATTCGCCTCGACGGCGGCAATCGCAACGTTCTCGAAGCGGTACTCGCAGTAAGCCGTGTCCGAGATGTAGAGCAGCTTCTCCCCTGCCCTCGAGACGACCAGGAACCCGAGGCAAGGCACGTCGTGCACCAGGTCGAACGGAAGCACCGTCCAGGGTCCGATCTGGAACTCCTGGCCTGCATCGACGGCGTGGAGGTTGTGGTGCCCGCGCTCGAGGATGGCCTCGGCGGTCTCGCGCCCCGTGTAGACGGGCACGGCCTGCGCCACCAGGTACTCCACGGCGCGGCTGTGGTCGAGGTGCGCGTGCGACACCAGGCAGCCGGCGACCTGCGTGACACCGAAGCCGACGGCACGTTGCAGGGCCTTGTAGGCCACCCCCGCCTCGATCAAGAGAGGGGGGTGGCCATCGGCCGTGACGCGGTACAAGTTGCCAGCGGACCCGCTGGCGAACGCCTCGAATGCCAGCATCAGAAGCCCGGCGTGGCTTCCGCGAAGAGGCTCTCGGGTTCTGTGGCTTCGCCTGCCGACTCGACGTCGGCGGTGGGCGGCTGCACGTCCACCAACTGACGGTTAGCGACGTTCCGGTGCGCCACCTCGACCTCGACGTGCGCGACGTCAACCGCGTCACGGTCATCCTCGAGGACGGACGCGAGCACCTCGACGTTGACCTTCGCGGGATCCAGCGTCATCTTCCCAACCACGCGGTGGTACACGGTCTTGAGGTGCATCTCGACATCGTTCTTCGCCCAGAAGTCGCTCTTGCTGGCGGCCTGGGACCGCTTGAAGTCACGCTGCGTCACCAACACGAGGCGGTTCTTGCGCGGGTCGTCATAGGTGATGTACCCGAACCCGCCCACGATGTCGCCTCGATCGAAGGGGCTCGTGATCTCGAACTCGTAACCCTCGACCTCACGCGACGAGCTGCGCGGTAACGCCTTGAAGGTGTCGGTCGAGTAGACCAACTCGTAGGCGATGCTCAGGGGTTCTTCTAGGGCGAAGCGCCGCGTGACGTAATCACGACCGATGTAACCGACGCGCAAGTCGATGTCGTACAAGCCCTTGGCGCTGTTGAAATAAGCGATCGGCCAGATGTGGTTCGGGATGAGGGCATCAAGGCCCAGGCTCACGCGATGGACCGTGTCCAGAGCCAGCTTCTGACGGTCGACATGGTGCCAAGTGAAGGCGCGCGGGTCGTCAGCCGCGGCGGCGAGCTTCTCTTCCGTCCAGCCCTTCGTGCGCTTCTCTTCCGCAGCCTTCAACGCCTGGTCGACCGACAGGTACATGTGCTGCACGAGGCGCTGCTCCAGGGCCGTGAACTGCACGCCGCGGCCCATCTCCGCCATAAACTGGCGCTCAACGTCGGCCAGGAACCGCTCACTGAGGGTCGCCTTGGGCTTGGCGAGCGCCTGTCCAGGAGTTCCGTTTGACTTCGTTACATCTCCGCTCATGCTGCTACCGCTTCTTTCTGCAGCTCGACGCGGAGCTGCTTGTCTTGGGGGCTGACGACGAGCGCGATCTGCTGCGCGCCGGTCTCGGGGATGTCGCTGATGGATTCGGCCTGGTCCACCCAGACTGGTGCGGAGAGGCCGTGGTGCTCCTGGAGGGTGCGGATGATGTCGAGGCCCGCGGCGATTTGCCCGGCGTGGTTGACGCTCTCGAAGGGCACGCCGTTGACGGTGGCGGTGCAGACCTCGGCGATGCCGCCGTTGACCTGGTTCTCGAAGAGTTTGAAGCGGACGAGCCGGAACTTGGCGGCCACCTTGTCCTCGAGCATCGAGACCTTGGTCCGCACGAACAACTCGCAGAGGTGCAACTGGCGCTCGAGTTCCTCGAACTCCTTGGCCAGGGTGCGCTCCTGCTCCTTGAGCTGCTCGATGCGCGCCTCACCCTTGGCTCTGGCCTCGTGCGCCTGAGCGTCCTGCTCGAGGAGCGCGACGGCCTGCAGCTGCTCGGCCACGCGGGCCTCTAGGTCAGTGAGGGCGGCCGGATCGCCGGCCATCACGGCCTCGATGCGGCGCGTGAGGTCATCACGCTCGGCGGCCAACTGCGTGTAAGGCTTGGTGCGAGTCACGTCGGCAGTGACCGTGGTCTCGGCCTTGGTCAGCGCCTCGGTGGCCTTGTCCACGTCCGCCTGCAGTAACGCCAGGCCAGTCGTCTGGTTGCGGGTCTTGTCGAGCAGCATCGCCAGCTCAGCCGCCGACGTGTCGCGCTTGGCCTTGAGGCTCTTGCCGTCGTCCGTGATCTGCGCCAACTCGCGGGCCTTGCGGCCGTTGAGGTCAGCGACGGCCGCGGCGTGAGCGGCCTCAACCTGCTCCTCTGGCAGCGCCTGATGGCAGGCGGGGCAGGTGCCGTCGGTGTGGGCGTCGACCTTGCGAGCGTTGACCTCAGCCCAACGCGCCCGGAGGTCCTCAAGCCGCCCGTCCAGACGTGCCACGTCGGCGGTCAGGTCGGCGTGCTGAGCCTGCCAGCGATCCAGGCGGTCGTTAGCGTCAACCAGAGCGCGCTTGGCGGCCGCGAGCTTGTCGCGCGCCTTGTCGGCCGCATCCTCGGTCTTGCGCCGCGCCTGCCGCTCGAGGTCCGTCAGGGAGTCCTCAACCTCACGCAGGCGCTTGCGTTCCGCGGCCGCGTCACCCTGCCCGGCCTTGGCCGCGGCCAACTCGGCCAGGGCGTCAGCGTGCGCAGCGCGCGCCGCAGTCAGAGCAACCGCCACCTTCTTCGCGGCCAGCTCTGGGGCCTCCGGCAGACCACGCCGCACCTCATCGATGCGCGCCGGGAGCTCCTGCAGCTCGCGGTTGAGCTGCGGCTTGCGGCTGGCGATTACCTTACGGTGCTCGTCCAACGAGCGCTTGCCGAGCACGCCAGGCAACTCCGCCAAGGCGGGCTCGGACGCGATCACGTCCGCGTCACTCACGTCACCACACACGTCCAGCAGCACCTTGCGGCGCTCCTGCCAGTGCAGCGCCTGGAAGGCGCCCGGGTCACTCAGCAGCCGCCAGGTGGCCTCGTCAGCAATCTCGGCCACCTTGCTCGTGTACTCGCCCTTGGTGACGGGCACGCCGTCCACGAAGTGACTGGTCTCGTGACCCGTCATCTCCGCGATCGGGCTGCCCCGCTTCTTCGTCCACACCTCGGCGTAGACGCGGCGCAGCGTGAGCTCCTCGCCATCGACGAGGAACACTCCCTCGACCTCGTGATCGGCGCCCGACAGGGGCACGCCGTCCACGAGCGTCTTGATATCGAAGGTCTTGCGACCGCCGCTGTCCTTCTCGAAGAGGAGGTAGCTGTAGGCGTCCGCCAGGGTGGTCTTGCCGCTGGCGTTCTTCCCGTGCACGGCCGCGCTCTGGCCGGCGAGATCCAGGTCGAAGCGCTTGGCGCCCTTGAAGGAGCGCAACCGCAGGGAGACGAGCTCGATGCGCTTCACGATTGCCTCCTCTGTAGGCGGCTTGCGATTGCCTCGCCCGCGATAACCACGAGGCACAAGAGGGTGCCGGGCACGGCGAAGACGGCGAACACGGTGAGGGTGATTTGGAGGTTGCTCACGCGAGCACCCCCAGTTGCTTGGCGGCGGCCTCGATCACGACGGTGGGCTCCAACGGCAGGAGGCGGACTGGGCCTTTGCGCAGGCGTTCGACGACGGCTTGCGCGTCCGCCTCGGCGGCTAGGAGCACGTCGCCGGTGGCCTTGGCAGCCAACATCAACTGCCAAGAGGTCCAGCGGCGCGCCCGGATCTCGTCGAGGCGGCTCACGGCTGCCTCTTGCTCTTGGGCCGACCGAGGCCCAGCTTGCGTGCTCGCTCGGCGACCGCTTTGCCAATGGCCGACTTCATCGGCATGTCGAACATGGCGTTCGTGCTGCATTCGAGGCACAAGCCGTTCTCTGCGGCGCCCTTGGTGTTGCATTCGGCGCAGCGCTTCTCCAGGTCGAAGCGGATGACGTGGCTCACGGCAGCACCTCGATGGACGTGACGCTCACGCCTCGCACGCCGTGATGCTCGGTGACCTCGATGAGGTGCCCGGAGACGACGACGCGGTGTGCTTGGCGGGCTTCAAGCTCGGCGAGGAGCGCTAGGCGTGCGTCCGTGGCCTTGTCGGCTGCAGCGCAATGCGCCGCGTCCGCGACCATCAGTGCCGCCTGGGCGTCCTGGTGCGCCCTGACGGCAGCAGCCAAGTCGGTGCGAGTGAGAGTCGACAGGCTCACGACTGCTCACCCTGAGCCTGCGCGATGGTGTCTCGGCAGTCTGCCAGCCAACGCTCGTAATCCACGATGAAGCGCTCCAGCTCGAAGCCGTTGTGGCCGTGATACTTGCTCAGGATTGGCGCGTCAAGAAGCGATGCGAGTAGTTTCGGCGCGCCCGCAATCAGGTAACCGTTCGCTTCGTCTTCGTCGCTGATGAGAGGGGTGCTCCCGTCGGCGGTGCCGCGTGGCACGAGGTCGCAGATGACCGCCTCGTCCCTGTCCGGGGGGGTCACCCACGCCGCGTCGTCGAGTCGCTCGAACGCCCACGGGCCGCGTGTGTGCTTCGCGCCGCTCATCGCTCCACCGCCCAGCTCTGCGTGCGGGATGGTTCGGTGGCGCGGCTGCCGCGGCCGAGTTCGAGGCGGGCGATCTGCTCGTTGACGATGGTTAGGCGGTCGGCTTCGGCGCTCAGGCGCTCACGAGTGGCCGCCCACCTGTCCATGCGCCCGACGGTGGCGTGATGCGTCGCCTCGTCGATGAGGTCCTGCATGCGCTCGTTGAGGTCGTCACGCTCCTCGCGCAGGGCCGCGAGGCGGCGGTTTGATTCTGCTTGTGCTACCGTGCTCATACGTTGTCCTTTCGTCGTCTGTCCTTGCCGGGACAGAAGCTGGAACCGGTGGCCCCCGCAAGGGGGCCGCTACTTGGCGGTCAGTTGCTGAGGTGCCTCCTCACCTGCTTGGTCATGGGTCGCGTATTCACGACGATTCCTTCGCGCATGAACCGGTCGAGTTCCTCGCGGGAGATGACGACCTTCTTCCCGAACCGCGTGCAGGCGATGTGCCCGGCGCGCACGAGGCGGTAAATCTCGTGCCTGCCGGTGCGCAGCAGCTCGCCAGCCTCCTGCGCCGTCAAGAACGGCAGGGACGCCAAGTACTGCGCACGCTCAAGATCAAGACTCACTGAGACACCTCCTTGGCATGTGCTTGTCGGTCCGTGCCTTCTCGGGCCACGCGTCGTGCCTCCTTCTCTGGGATGCGCCATTGGCGGCCGACCTTGACCGCGTGGATGCGGCCCGCCTGGATGAGGCGGTAGATGCTGAACTCGCTGACATTCAGGGCTTCTGCCAGTTCGCGTGGGGTTTTCATCGACAGGCTGTCCATACAGTCAACAGCATAGACTGTCAGTAGATGCAGAGTCAAGCCTGAGCGTCTATGCTATGCACCGATGGTAGATGCGCGCTCATGCTAGCTGTTGCTAACCTCGACTGGATGGCGAAATCCTCAACGTCCGGCTCGACCAGGCCCAAGTGGGGGCGCAAGCTGGCCGCGCGCCGCACCGAGCTCGGGCTAAGCCTCGGGGCAATTGAGGAGGCAACGGACGGCGTTGTCTACACGCAGTTGCTGTATCGGCTTGAGAACGGGCGCATGAACCCGAAGAACTTGAAGGCTCATCAACTGTCTGCGCTGCTGGCAGTGCTCCAGTGGACGCCTCGCGATTGGGACATGCTTCTAGGTCAACCTCCGACGATCGTCGGGGCTGACGAGGAGCCAATGGATGACTTCGGCTTGGCCGGGGGGACGGTCGAGATACCAGGGGGGCTGGTTTTGGTCGCGATTGTAGGTAGTGCGAACGGTGGACGGCCATCGAGTTATGGCCTGCCCGTCCGCAAGGACTTTGTGCGTGGCCGAAACACCCGCGCCTATGAGGTTGAAGGCGACAGCATGACCAATGCCGATGGCACCGGCATTCACGACGGGGATTGGGTCCTAGTCGACACAAGCCTGACCAAGCCAATCAACGGCAAAGTCTTCCTGTTAGAGATCATTGGCGACGGGACCACCGTCAAGCGCCTCCGCCAAGTTGCTGGCCAATGGGTCTTCCTGAGCGATAACCCTGGTGGTGAGACCTGGACCGCCGACCAAGTCCGCATTGTCGGTGAAGTCTATGGAAGGGTCGACTACGAAGCCATCCACTGACGGCAGTCACGCGCCGAACTGAGGCGAACTGGACGCGAGCACCAGGATTCAGGTGAAGAGGCGCGTCGAGTGCGCGGCGATCACCTACGTCCAGAGGGCAGAAAGGGATGGGATTCTGATGACAAGTAACCCAATCTACTTACCACCGCCCCCCATCCAACCCAAGCCACTTGTCATGAAGGCCAGAAAATCCCTATACTCGGGGCATGGAATCCAATGACGTGCGTCTGAGCTTGGCAACCCTTCCTCTCGCACTAGCCCACGCGCTCGTCAGATACGTCGTCGAGGATGCCGCGGCAACCGCTGAACTCGCTGATGCCTTGTACCCGCGCGGCAACAACGCCGAGACCAAGGGGACGATGCGACGCCAGAAGAACCTCGACCGGCTCGAAGAGCTTGCTGCAGCCTTCGGGTACCCCATCCGTGCGTTCAGATTCGACGGCTGGATGCCACTCTTCGACGACAAGGATTCCAACGTGCGGCTGCTGGACCTGGGCTCGGTGGCCCTCACAATCGCGTCAAGCACACTCCGGCGGCCGACAGGTCGCACGCCGAAATACCGTCCGCACGTAATCGAGCCCGTGAGCGTGCAAGACCCGCTCTTTCCCATGCTAGGGCCACCGCCGGCGTCCTACATATGGAGCCGCTTGCTCATCGTCGCTTACGAGATCAACCGATACGACCCCACGCTGGGCAGCGTTGGCCGAATCAGGTTGAGGGCTGCTGCCTGCGACGGAACCAACGACTACATCGACCTCGGCGACCTGCGAGCGTACGCCGCCCTGTACGATGTCGCGCCCACCGCCGAAGTCCCTGCAGCTGTCATACCGCTCGAGGCCATTGCTCCACTCGGCAGCGACAGCGCCACTCGACCGGAGATGCACGAGGGGGGCCGTGCGGAGCACGAGACCACCGAGGAGACGGGCGCAAGCGGGAAGGGCAACTCCTAACTCACATTAGCCAAGGGATCCAGGGACCCAACAAGGAGGACTTGAGTGAGTGCTGAACAGGTTCACTTGAACCAGGTTTATGGGCAGCGCATCCGTCAGGCCAGGCAAGCGCGTGGCCTAGGAGTCGGTGAGCTGGCCGACCTGATGGACGTTAGCCGCAACGCAATTCGAAACTGGGAGGTGGAAGAACACAGGGTTAATCCGGAACTCGTCCCCCGACTGAGCCAAGTCCTAGGACAGCCCGACGCCTACTTCTATCGTCGGCCTGAGATCGCAGAAGCCGAAGCCGAAATGGTCCACTTCCGCTCACGCCGATTGAAGGAGCAGGACTCCGGAAGGCTGCAAGCACGCTTCTCATGGTTAGTGGAATACCTGACCTTCGTGAACCAACATGTGAAGCTGCCGGGCCTGCAGCTCCCGTCCGCGACTGGGGCGGAAACGACAGATGAAATCGAGGCGGCCGCAGCGGAAGTGCGTAGGGCATGGGGCCTAGGGCCGGGGCCGCTCCTGGAACTGACCAGAACAGCGGAACTCAACGGAGTCTTCATCCAGGCATTCAACCTAGGGGTCGAGAAGCTCGATGGCTTCTCCTACTGGCACGATGGCCTGCAAAGGCCGTTCATCTGGCTGAATCTCGACAAAGGAAAGTATGCGCGAAGTCGCTTCGACCTTGCACACGAAATCGGGCACATGGTCCTGCATAGAGGGATCGCTAGGCCTCAAACGGATGAAGAAGCGTTCCAAATCTTCGAGCAGCAAGCGCACCGGTTCGCATCCGCGCTTCTGATGCCAAGGGAGACCTGGCTCGGCGACATCGCGCCGTTCGGCAGGAACCTGACCCTTTCCACTTTTAAGGCGCTCAAGCCTAAGTGGCGGACGTCAATTGCGGCGATGATTTATCGGACAAAGGAACTCGGGTTCATTGGCGCTGCTGACAGCACTCGCCTATGGAAGCAGTACAGCTCGCGTAAGTGGAGGGCGGTTGAGCCGTTTGATGACACATGGTCGATAGAGCGCCCAACACTTATCCAGGAAGCCACACGAGTGATGATCCCCGGCGGCAATTACGGCACGACGTTACAACAATACTTCCCACTTAGCCCCCGCCATCTTGCCGAGCTCTCGGGGCTCCCCAAGGAGGAACTTGAGTCCATCCCAGTTGCCCAGCTAGTTCGTCGCGCTTCGCACTCTCCGGCGAACTGACCGGAGCGTATTGTCGCAACTGAATGGAGGATGTACTTGAAAACAACGATGAGTGCGCGGGTAAGACGATGACACATGGCCCGTAAGCGTAATCGGCGCGCCCCCGGTGAGGGCGCCGTCTACGAGCGTCCCGATCGCGGCACGTGGGTGGCGGCGGTTATCGTCGCGTTCAACGACCGCGGGCAACCCCTCAGGCGCACGAAGACGACCCGCACGAAGGGCGAAGCGCAAGCCTGGCTGCTCGAGCAGCAAGCGGCGCTCCTCGGCGGCGCGCAGCTCGGAGACACCAGCACCTTCCAAGAACTCGTAGACGCCTGGCTTGAGGCTGGCGAAACCCTACGCGGCTGGAAATCCAGCACGACCTCCTCGTACAAGTGGGTGCTGCAACGCGCCACGCCTCACCTGGGGCCGCTCAGGGCACGCGACATCGAACCCAGCACCATCCAGCGCCTACTCCTCACCCTCGCGCGCGGCGGGGCGTCTCCCGCGCTCGTGCGCCGCGTTCGCCTGCACGTCGGCATGGTCCTGCGGGACGCCGCCAAGAAGGGCCTCATCCCTCGTGACCCAGTGGCGGTGATCGACCCGCCGAGAGTCGAGGCGCCGGCCATCCAGCGGTGGAGTGAGGACGAGATAGGCAAGGTCGTCCGGCACTGCCTCAGCGTGGACGACCAGGTGAGTCGGTACACGCTCGTCGCTCTCGGCACCGGCCTGCGCACCGAGGAACTCCTGGGCCTCGCGTGGTCCAGCGTCGACCTCGAGGAGAAGACCATCACGGTGGAGCGAGTCGCCGTGGAGGTCGAGGGCCGTGTCGAGCTGCGAGCGGGCGGTAAGACTGACGCGGCGAGTCGCGTGGTGCCCATCGACGACATCACCGCGGGCGCGTTGGCGAGACAGCGCGCTCACGTGGAGCGCCTGAAGGACATCAGGGCGGACGTGAACGCCCGGCAGGAGGAACTAGGGCGGTCCTCGCCGGCGTGGGCTGACATCGACGCGGTCTTCACCACCAGCACCGGCACCGTCTGGGGCCGCTCAGCGCTCCGCAGCCAGTTCGACGCCTTGCAGGCGGCCGCCAAAGTCACGCGCATTAAGCTGTACGCCACCCGCAGCACCCACGGCTCATTACTGGCTGACGCGGGCGTGAACCTGCATGCCCTCGCCGAGCGCCTGGGCCACACGGACCCGCGCTTCACCGCCAAGGTCTACCTACGTGGAAGCAACTCGACTCACCGAGCGGTAGCGGACCGCGTCGGCGCGATTCTTGGTAGCAGCTTGGTAGCAGAAGGCACCGACTTTCGCGTTCCAACGGCACCTAGTGACGCCAGTTCGGGCGCCGAGTCGAGCTGAGAACGCGTCCAGGACGCCGCATTTCACCCAGTGGCACCTAACGCCGCCAATAGCCGGACGTGCCTACGGATCAGAAGGTCAGGAGTTCGAATCTTCTCGGGCGCACCAAGAAAAGCACGACGGGAACGGCGCTTCTAACGAGGCGCCGTTCAACATTTAGGCGCTTGGTAGCAGGTTGGTAGCAGGACGCACCAAAAACGACCCTCGAAGCAGCCTCTCAACGCCTAGGTTTTCGCCTATTGATAACGCTCACCGAACAACGAAACCCTGTTAGGCTCGTGACTGGCCCGCGTCCCCCCCGGCGCGGGCCAACCCATCGCGAACCGAACCCTCGAGTCCTACTGGTCTGCTGGCGCGTCGTACAAGCGCTGCTGATCGCCCGCCTTCTGCGGCTTCGCTAGCCGCTTCACCGGCTTGGCGTCCATACTCACGTTCACCGAACCCGCAGGAATCCACGGGCGCTTGCCTTCAAGCAGCTCCTCAACGGTCAACAGTTGAATGCGGGGAATGCAATCGCGCCCATACTCATACAACCCGAGTCGAGCGGCCTCCTGCCGCATGCCGCTCGTGACCTCGTGCAGGCTCACGAACACCCCCATGGCCGCACCTTCCCTGCGAACCACGCTCTCGAGTTCGCGAACCATCCCAGGATTCAACTGGTGACCGCCCTTCACGCTGACGATCACCTTCTCCACCGCTTCACCGCCAGGCGTTCGGAAGTAGATGCGGCCATCGATGCCCGTATCCCCGCCCTTCTTGCCCTTCCCCGTCGCTCCGGCGCCGTACGACTGCGCGCCGATAAGGCCGTTAACCCAGAACTGGAACTGGTACGGGCCATCGGGCTGCTCGTTGAACAACGCCTCCGCTGACGCCTTATCCACGGGCGTGCCAATAACCTCGAAGTGCTTACCCCGCTCGAGACCATGGTCGACAAGCAACCTGTTACTGATGAGGCCGACGGCAAGGTGCGTGATGTCGATGCCTACCCACGACCGCCCAAGCTTTTCTGCGGCGGCCACTGCGGTTCCGCAACCACAGAACGGGTCAAGCACCGTCCCGTCGGTCGGCGCCAACAGTTGGATTGCCCGCGCGAGGAGCGCCTCGGGTTTCTGAGTCGGGTAACCGAGGCGCTCGCGCGCTTGCGAATTTAGCGGCGGGATATCGTCCCACACGTCACTCAGCGGCATTCCCTTGAGCTCTTCGAGATACCGCTTGTAGCGGGGGACGGCGCCGGGCCTCGGTTGGATAACCCGCCCCGCCTCGTACTCCGCCAACATCCGCTCACGCGTCCAGCGCCAGACGCGAGTCACCCCAAGAAACTCATAAGTGAGGTTAGGCCTGTCGCGATTTGGATTCGTGATATCAGCAAGCGTGTAACGCTGGCCGCCCGGGTCAGCGTGCGAATACTTGCTGGCGACCTTCTCCGGCAGGGCGTCAAAGTCGTAGGGCGCGAACAGCGCATCAGGGTTCAGCGCCGCCGCATCGGTCTTCCTGTAAAGCAACAGCACGTCATGGTTCTTCGGGAGGCTCCGAGAGACGAGCGACTTAGACCCCGTACGCTTCCACGCGATTTCGTTCTGGAACATGAGCGGCCCGAAGATCACGTCGAGCATCACCTTGAGATAGTGGCTTGCAGTAGGGTCACAGTGCAGGAGCAAGAACCCCGTCGACTTGAGGACACGATGCAACTCGACCATTCGTGGCGCCATCATCACGAGGTAGGCACTCAGACTGTTTTGCCCCAGTCGCTTGACGGTGAAGTGCAGGTACTCTGCCAGCTCTCCATGAACTGGCACCAGGTCCTCTAAGGCAACCGCGGCCTCGTAACCCCACGTCCACGTGTCGTTGAACGCGCGGATCTGCGCGCCGGGGCCATCGCCGCTCTGCTCACGAAAGATGACGTTGTAATCGGCGTTACTGTTGAACGGCGGGTCGAGGTAAATCAGGTCAACTGACTCGCTCGCCATTTCTCTAAGGACGGTGAGGTTATCACCGTAATACAGCGTTCTGGACATTAGTCCTCCCCGATTCTTTCGTTGTGGTGCCGCATGATGGGGAGTCGTGCATTACGGCGCTCTTACTTCGATTGTGCGATAAAGCACTGACTATTCCTGGGCTCTTATCGCTTACCACTTGAAGACCGCTTACTTCTGGCTCTTCCGCCCCAGCCCGAAGCTGACGACGCCAGTAACTACGCTCATGATGATGCCGAGCCCGACCGTCTGCAGCACACTCCCCTGCCCGTCAGCCTTCTCGGCGAGCGTAGTGAGCTTCTGCTCGATGCGGGCCAAACTCACCGGCACGTCCGAGAGCCTCGACACGTCAGCTTCTAGTCTCCCCAGTCGGTTCTCGACGATGCTCAGGCGCGTCTCCAACCCGGTCGACATGTCTTGAGCGAGAGCGCCGGTCAGCACGAGCGCGACGAACAACAGGACGGTTTTCTTCTTCACGGTCATCTCCTCAGATGGCGTGCCCCAATAGGCGGGGCGGTGTCGTTAGATAGCGCCGGCGTTCGGTTTGTTTGCGAGACGCCGGCTGGTTGTGTGTGGCCGCCTAGAAGCGGCCGATGTTCGCGGCTATGCCGCCCAGGAGCATGCCGACCACCAGGCCGACAACAACTCCTTGGACGGTCACTTCCCGCCAGAACGTCTTCATGGGTTCCCTCCTCCTTCGATCTCGGCCAGGTCGACGGTCTGGCCGGCCAAGTGGTGTGTGCAATCGCTCAGAAACTGGATCTGACCGTCGCGCACGAAGCTGTGGCAGACGCGCGGCTCGCGGGCTTCACCTTCCTCCCAGCGGACCAGGAGGCTTGGGGCGAACGTGGGACGCTCGACGTCGCCGTTGAACGACCACACGGCGTGCTCCTCACCCGGCCGGTTGGTCTGGACGGTGTAGAACGCGTGATGGATACCGCAGCCGGGGCACTCGAATAGGTACCCGACCAGGTCGGTCTTGTCGCGGCGGTACATGGGCGCAATGCGGGGCACGTCGCGTCCTCTCAAGGTGGGATTCGGAGAGTGAACCCGGCTCTCAGCCAGTCGGGTGAGCCGATGGTGGGGATGCTGGCCAGCTCGGGGAGCTGCGCCTCCAACCACGCCGACCAGGTGCCCGCGTAGTAGGCGAGGATCCCGTACGGCGCAAGGTGCGCAGCATCGAGGCCCCCGGTGATTACCGCCTGTGCGTCTAGTCCAACGGCGAGTTCGAGGCCGCCGAGCACGAACACGGGTCGCTCGATGAAGCACCCGATCGTGGTGCTTGGCCAGGCCGCCGAGCAGCTGATGGTGACGTTCGCAAGCACCGTGAAGGGCGGTGCCTCCTCGGGCGCCTCACCTTCGGCGTTGGCGTTCCCGCACAGAATCAACGCGAGGAGTGTGGTCAGGAGCAGGTGGCGGGGCGGGCGGGAGCGCACTCAGGTCGCCTCCGTCGCCCCACGGGAGTTTCCCCCGAACACCCCCAACAGCAATCCGCGAATCGCGTCCCAACCGCCTGATGCGAAGACCGCCGCGTTGATACCGAACATGATTGCGGCGACGCCAGTCAGGTCACTAGGTCGACCAATTACGGGCAAGTCGATCGTGCCGAGTAGGGAGATGCCGATGCCGAGCCCGAAGGAGAGTGCCAGTGTGCCGAGTCCATGCAAGTCTCTTAGGAAGTTCGCCTTGATGAGCGCCACGAGGGCGGCGATCACCCCCGCCAAGACTGCGGCGTCCTTGAACCAGTCCGCGGGGTTCCAGGACTCGACGGGCGGAACGGCGGCCTCGGGCGCGGTTGCCTCCGGGGCGTCGGCCACCGTCGTGGTGGCCAGCATGACTGGCGCGGCGGAGATCTCCACGCCGAAAGGCGCGGCCTGCGCGGCGGCCAGCGTAGCGGGGCCGACGCTCAAGGCGAGCGTCAGCATCAGCAGTTTGGTAAGTCGTTTCACAGTGCCTCCAATAGTGGGTGCGGTTGGCGCCTGGGCATCACGCGCCAACCGGGTCCTCAAAAGCGCTCAATGCTGGAGCCAGTTTCCTGGCGATGCGGCTGTCGCTTCAGCCCGGCACCACCCCCTTGTCGGGCTGCAAGCGAGCCACGAGCGTCCAAGGTCGGGCGCTGTAAGGCGTGATGCTCACGAAGTTGGGGAGGTTGATGGAAGTCGGTCGGTTCGCGGGGTGGATGCTCTCCACGACCCAGTTGCGGTCCAGGAGGATTCCGACGTGCCCGATTGGTTCGGCGGCGCGATGGTCAAAGACGAGATCTCCACCGCGCCGCAGCAATGCGGGCACGGCGAGGCCCTGCAGCTTCATGCTGCGTTCGAGGTCGCTTGCCCACGGATCGGCCCGCGCCTCGGCGAGACGCCGCTGGGGGTCGTCTCCGCGTCTCGTCGTGCCGTCCACGAGGTGACGGCGGTAGAAGTCGTGACTCGGCAGCTTGAGGGCGTCCTCGATCACGACACGCACGAACTGGAGGCAGTAATTGGGTTTGGTTGGTATGCCGGGGAGTTTCCCGGACGCGGCCTTCTTGAGGCTGGCGACAATGAGCTGATTCAACGGACTCACCTCCAAAGGAAAAGCCCCACCGTTGGGCGGGGCGTCAGAAGCTAGTGATTGACGGACCGGTAGAATTCCGGCATGAGCAAATTCCATGGGGTGTTCTTGGCGGCGATTACTTTATTGGCGACTGCCCACGCGCAATCGAACCCAATTACGTTCCAAAGCGAGATCTACCTTGTGCAAGAGGTGACGGGTCCCGCCGGTGTCAAGACAGAGCGCCTGACACCCGCCACCAAGGCGGGCGGAGGTGACCTAGTAGAGTTTCGAATCTTTGCGACCAATTCGGGGCAAACGACGTTGCCTGCAGGCGTCGTGCAGATTTACGGACCCGTGCAGGACGGGATGAAGTTTGTCGCGGATACGGCGACGCGGACCTCGCGTCGAATCCTCACCGAGTTCTCGGTTGATGGCGTGAACTTCTCCGAGCCGCCGCTGTTGACGGGCTCGAGTTCTAACCGCCGCGTGGCCGAGCCCAGCGAATACACAATGATCCGCTGGACGCTGCTCGTGCCCATGGAACCCGGCCAAGAGGAGCCGTTCCACTATCGCGTTCTGATGGACGGCGCGAAGGCAAGCCCCACGTCAAGCGCGGAGTTCCGGATTCTCAGCGTGACGTACCGGTGGGAAGGTGATTACCTCTTCGTCGTAGGCGAGCTGCAGAACGTCGGTGGCATCGCAATGGGTGTCGAGTTGCAGGCCATCGCTCGCGACGCTTCCGGGCGTCTAGTTGACACAGTTAACTTCTGGCCGGCTAGCATCTCGAATATCGCACCTGGCGCCCGCTATGGATTCCGCTACCCGGTGACTCAACAACGTAACGCTGCGACGGTTGAGGTTCAGGTCGTCAGCACAATTACTTGGTAATCGCACAGACCTAGGAGGGCACGAGTAGGCCGACGATGTAGAACCCGACGCTCGCGAGGGCGCCGGTGTTGTTGAAGACGGCCACGTTGAGCTTGCGGGCGTCACTGGCGTCCACCTCGGTGGTGACGGTCCGAACGCTCGTGAGGTTGTTGCCGCCCCCAACGGCGGCGTGCCATCGCCAACCAACAGCGCAGGTCAGCACAAATGTGCCGGTGCTTGGGTTCGTGGCGGTCACGACCACCCGACCTGGTGCGTTCGAGACGCCCGACGCGGCGGTGACGCGCAACGCCACCAGGCCCTGCACTGCGCTCGCGATTGTGGCCAGCAGGCCCGCGTCGGCAAGGTCAAGATCAAGACGCACCTGACCGCCGCCGGCCGCTGTGGGCTTGACGTTCCCCAATGAACTGAGCTCAGGCATGGGCGGCACCGCCCAGCCAGACGCTACTTCCAGCGGCCGACGGCGAATACGGCGGCCAAGCCGGTCTGAGACGAGTGGTTGCCGCCAGAGGGGGTGACCATCTTGACTCGCGCCGCGCTCGACGAGGAGCCGGACCGGAACTCAACCACGTCGTGCGTGGCGCTATAGGACGTCCCCCAGAACGCGGGAGTCGCCGCGAACGACTGCGGGAACGTCCACGACCAGTTGCCGTTGGAGTCTGACGACCAAGCGTGGTCCATCGCCCAACAGATCTGCACGCCGTTAGCGAACCTGATCCACGACCCGTTGGCGTTGCTGCCCGTCTCCTGCCCGTGCTCACTGACGAGCGCGACGACGAGCGGATCGACATCGAGGCGCACCCCGCCAGCGGCAGCGGCGGCCAGGACGTTACCGGCATTAACGAGCTCAGGCACGGTGACCACCGCGCCGAGACCCTACTTCCAGCGACCCACGGCTGCGGCGCTGAACGTCGCCGTCGCGCCTGCTGCGAAGCTGCCGCTGGCCGCGCGGTACTGCAGGGTTGCAGTGTCCACGGCGACGAGGGCGAGCGGCGTGCCGACCACGAACGTGCCCCAACCGCGTAGGTTCGGCGTGACCGCCGGCGGAGCCACGAACGCCTGAGGGAACGTCCACACTGCCTGCAACGTCGTGCTGTTGAGGTACGTGAGGGCGACAGTTGGGCTCCAACACACGAGCAGCCCGTTCTCGAGCTTGGCCCACTCGCCGTTCGCGTTGCTGCCACTCTCTCCCTTGAGCAGCGCCACCAACGCGGGATCGACCTCCAAAGCCACCCCCCCCCCCCCCCCCCGTGAA